AGTCAATGAAAATGTCGCAAGCGTGGTGTTCCACGAGTTAGTCCCACCGCGAGTAAACTTTCGCAGATAGGTTGTCCAGGTTCCGCCACTTCCAAGATTCTCTTTCACGACGAATGAAGTTCCAGCAGCGAATCCTGCACCGCCAATCTGGTCAACAATCGTTGAGCCAGCAGCAACAGGTGAAAGCGAGACGGTGGCAATCGCTGTTGTGTTTCCAATATCCCAAGTGTAGAGGGTACGATTTGATGCAGAATAGTTGTTGTGATTGCTAATGGTCATAAAAGTTGATCCGCCGCAACTAACGCCGATGCTAGCCGCACCAGATCCAGTCGCATATGCGAAAGCAGCAGTGCCAGCAGATGCTGTTGAGAATGTCGCTGTTGCCGTGCTAAGCGAAAGCGCGCCGCTGGACGCTACGGCGGCAAATGTGGCGCCACCAGATCCGTTCGCAGTCAGCACCTGACCATTGGTTGCGCCAGTTGATTTAAGCGCAGTGCCTTCAATCCGCGCGCCAGCATCAGCTGCGCCAGTATGCGTGTGACCTGTGCTTGCATCAAGCACATCGCTGCGAAGATTGTTGTATTGAGAGGCAAGCGCGACGCTGCCTGCTGTTACGGTACCGCTATTAGGCATGTTCCCTCATCCTCCTAGGCTGTTGTAGTCAGCGCCCAGCTGACATTAAGAATTGAATTGGGTTCCTTGTAGATACCGCTCCCAGCGGCATAGCCAGTGATTGCCAAAAGATTTCCAGATCCATCTTGTAAGCCAAGTACATAGAATGTTTCGCCGATTGCGTCAGCGAGCTGCCAGGTTGCAGAAGCAGTAACTGTTCGCGTTGAGCGCGAACGGGTAACAGCCTTGCTGTCATAAACCGAAGGAACAGCTGTAGCTGCGCTCGTGACATCCAGGTTTCCGTTCACAACAAATGCGTTATCAATGTATGCAGTCGCAGTGCCAGCCGTGCCAGCAACCAGGCTCAATCCGATCCCAGACGCAGTGGTCCACGATGGTGCGCCTGCGCTGATTGCAAAGCTGCTAATCGGCACGCGACAGCGCGCCCATGTAGCGTCGGCGAAGGTAACTCCAGCCGATGTTTCTAGGTCAGAAAGCGTAATGCCGTAGTACGACGAGGCGTTACCCGCACTAAAAATGCGAAGCTGGCTAGAAGCCTTATCTACGCGCGTAACAGTGGTAAAGCGAAGCCATAGCTCAATTGACGATCCAGTTGGAACATTTGTAGACGCGATAGTGCTCGCGTCGTAGACATACTGTGTTCCGCTAGCAGGAGCTTCAATCTTAAATGCGCCGACGCCCTGGCGGTAGATGCCAGAGTCAAGCGTCGCGGTTCCAGTAAACCCGCTGGTTGAGTCAAAGTCGTAGATGCGCGGACCACCGCTGCTAGTCTGAATGGTTGTAACCGTAAGCGTTCCAGCTTCTCCAGCTAGCGCCGCTGCGATTCGTTCAGCCCCAACCAGTGTGAATGTGTTGGTCTGCACCTGGTTAATGAGGCTACCGTCTGGACGCGTAAGCGCCGTTGTGACGATACCGCTTGGCTTCATGATCGTGTCTTTAAACATATTAACCCCAGACCTCCTCATCCCAATTATTCAAATCCCATGTAAGTGGCGCTTCAACTGTGAATGTAATTGTATCTGAAAGGGCACCTACTTCGTTACCAATCCTTGTGGGATCTGGCAGCGGTCCCCATAGCGTGGTGCCATCCCATGTCAAAGCTGCTTGACCTGGATCAACTGGAGACCAATACCACGGTCCCTCTGGCGCTGCGAGTGAAATTGTGTCGGTAAGCGGCGCAATCGTATCGCCAATAAGTACGGAAGTCGGACCAGGCAGAGACGGAAGACCGTCAATGCTGCATGTGTATCCAGCCTGGGCATTGAACTTCCAGTTGATCGTGGCTACCTGTTGCAAGTAGGTAGCCTTCTTGACGCTATCTACAACCCCGAATACCTCTCCAGCCTTAATCGGAATGCCAGGAGCTGAAGGGATGGAGACGCGGACGCGACGAACGCTCCTGAAGTACAGAAGGTCCTGGGCGCGTTGATACGCAACATCAACCGATGGAAGGTACGGATCGGTGATCGTCTGCTCAAGTATTTGCCCAAGCAGATCCTGACCATCGCCATCGTCAGCCTGAACTGCGTAGGGAGATGATAGGCGTGATGGCTTGCCGACCAGCGTGAATGTGCGGACATAGACGGGAACACTGTTCATGTTCCTGAATGTGATCTGCGCTCTATTGCCGTCACCGCTGGCAGTTCCGCCAAGCGTCAATGAGTAGTACAGCTTTCCATCCAGCGTCAGTCGCGCAGCAGGAGTCCCAGCCTCCATGACGATATTGGTCCCGCCGCCAGCTGAATCCGTGTTCGCCGTAGCCGCCGAAGGATTGCCAGTTCCCCAGACCACTGGGCTGAACTGAACCCACCGTGTCTGGTCCTGAGCATTGAGCGAGACGGTTACCTGACCTGGTAAGTAATAGGTTCCAACAGATCCCGTCGCTGTCTGCGCGGCTGGAATCTTGATCGGCGTAGTAACTTGCCAGACGGTTTCATCCGATACAGAGTTGGCGCGATCTTCGTAGGCAAGCGTTACGCGGTTGATTGCGTCGGATGTATTGCGAAGAATTGAGATGTCAAATGGAAAAGAATCCTTATCAATTGTAAGGATCGGCGTTCGGTATTGATTCTCTCGCGTCTCGTTATCCGTAAACACGAGCGTCCCGCCGCTATCAACATGCACGCGACCACCTTCAGCAATCGCGAGAAGCCCAAGCTCATCCGCCAGGCGCCCGCCAACAGCAGCTGCGAATTGCGCTGTACCAAACGCCGTTCCAGCAGTTGTATACTCAGCGGTTCCAAGACCAGCCTTCGTCGCAAGCGCCGCGAATACATTGGTAAGCGGCTCATTGATGGTCGGACCGTAGAAGGCTGGGATGTTGACGAAGCGGCTTGAGATGTCAGTCAGTCGCAGCGTCGCGGTGCGACCCTGCTCAGATGGCTCTAGCTCGCGCACAACAAAGACGCCGATCTGCCTAAAGTTTTCCTGACCAGCGTAGTAGTAGCCCAGGGAAATCCGTGCGCGTACATCAAGGAACGCGCCCTGAATGTACGGATAGATTGGAGAATCCTCATTCTCAGCCGTGAAGCGATTGTCCAGGTTGTCTAGGACAAAGTTAGCCTCAGATGGCTGAAGCGACCCAGTGTCTGGGTTGATGCTCTCAATACCAGTGGCATCAATAACATAGCCAGTCTCGTCAATGAACTCTGAGCCGTTCCACGCGATCTCAAGCTTTAACAGCGGGCGCTGTTGCTTGTCTGCAATGGCAGCAACAAGATTTGCGCTAAGCGTCATGCTGCCTCCTAGCTAGTGCGCGCGTCAACCTCAACGAGCACAATCGTGAAGTCTGCTTTGGTCACATCTGGATAGACGGTACTCAGTTCGCTTATCTCTTCAATGCGTACAGGAACGGCTGTCTGCGCGTCCGTCCACGGACCGCCAGACCAGAGGAAATCAGAAGTAGTCTGCCCTGAGATATTCGCCCAGTAAAGATCAACCAGGGATTCCCAGACCGATACATTGGCGTATTCAAATGCCAGAACATATCGGTATCGGTAGCCAACAGACCAGCTTCGGATTGATCCATTGATGGTCATGCGGCTACCACCGACAGACTCCCACGCCAGGCGCGTCTGGTTAGATCGTGCTGGGTACGGAAGAATGATTGTTGAAGCGCCAGAGGCTAGCTGTGGCTGTGAAACGCTCATACTCCCGCGCCCCTCCTAACTACTGGCTGAACCGAATATCTACGGCGAGTCTCATCTTCCATGGCGGTAAAGATTCTGCGTGCGAACTCGCGGGCATCTGCTCCAGACCCAAGGAACGCGCCAGCCTGCACGGTGACATTGATGCCGCCGACGCCGCCTGGAATAATCTGTCCGCTCATGTTCGGAACGAAAAGCTCTGGACCATTCTCGCCAACGAGATAGCGGTTAGAAGCCGTGACTGGACCGCCCATAGCGCGACCGCCAAACTGACCAGGCAGTGGAACTGCTGGAGTTCGTGCCGTGGCAGTTCCAGCGGTTCCGCCCGTACCGCTGCTGCCCTTACCTCCGCCGCTTAATGGGTAACCGCTGCCGCCGCCGCTGCTGCCGCCGCCGCCATATCCTGGACCGCCCGCTCCGCCTGCATTTCCCTTTGGAACAGCCGTCTGCTTCCCAGAAAGTTCACTGATTAGTGCGATGGCGGTACGAAGAATCCCGATTAGATTTTCAATTCCTTTGATGATCGGACCGATGGTGATGTCATATACAAATTTGATGGCATTAAAGACATCGCCAATGACCTTAAATGCCTTCTTGACATCCTCAGCAATCTTCGTCCAATCCTTCATGCTCTTGGCGAATTCGCTATTCTCAGAAGCAACTGGCTCAATGCCATTCTTATCAAGATCTTCATAAGTCTTGAGCTGGTCTTTAAGCTTTGCGATCTCAGCATCAATGCTAGCAATGACAGCATTGGAGGATGTCTTTGCGCCTGCTGCGCGCTGCTTCTGGCGCTCAAGTTCGCGCTCTTGCGCGGCGATCTGCTTGGCTTCCTGCTGCGCCCTGATTGCATCCTGAACCTGAGCAAGCTGAATTTCAATCAACTGGATAGCCGTTGAATCACCCCTGGCGCGCGCGATTTCCAACTGCGAATAAAGATTATCCTGAATGTTTTGAAGTGCGGCAATGTTTTGATTGAAGTTGTAGTCTGCCTCTGCAAGTTTCCGAATCTCTTCGGAAGCTTTCTGGGCTGCTTCAATCTTGGCGCGCTGCTCAGCGATTGCAGCCTGACGCTTGACTTCAAGCTCAAATTCTACAACGCGCTTTCGCGCCTCTGCGATAGCCTTATCAAGCCGAACTGCTTCCTCAGCCTGCTGCTCTAGTAGACGCTGCTCGCGGTTCGCGTAGTCAACGGCAATCTGGAACTGCCTGTCTGCATCTGCCTCAGCAGCAATGGCAAGATCGCGCTCGCCACGAAGCGCGTTAAGGTCCCTCTGATATTGCAGGCGCGCGTCAGCGGCAGCCTGCTCAGCCTCAGCAATATTGTCCTGAAGTTCCTTGCGTCGCTGTTCAATCTGATACTGCTGCTCTGCTGCATCAAGACCAGCTAGCAGACCCTGGAACGCAGCCGAAGCCTGCTCCATCTGCGCCCGCGTCACATCGCGAAGTGCCGTCTGCTGCTCGCGCAGTTTTGCAATCTGCTTATTGATCTCGTTAGTAAGCCTGGAGTTCGCACCGCCAAGGCTGGATGCACCAGCCCCAGAACTCATGTACGCCGCACGCTGCTTCTGAAGCGCCTGAATTTGTGCAGCGATTCCAGCCTTTGTCGTATCAACGGCAGAGCCAGATGATCGGAGACTGTTGATAAACCCAGACATTGCATTCGTAGCGCCAAGAATGCCAGTAATAAATCCAGCAATTGCGCCAGCAACTTGCGAAAGCACTCTGATCAACCCTTCGCGATTCTCCATAACCCAGTTACGAATCGCGTTGACAATGTTGATGATTGACGGAAGGAGTTGATTTGCAAGGGCAATCTGAAGACCGTCTACGGTCATCCCAAGTAGGTTGAAGCTGCGATCTGCGTCTTCGGCAGCCCTGACCGTCTGGTCGGTTAGGACAAGTCCCATCTTCTCAAGCTCAGCAGCCGCGTTCGCAGCAGCCTCATCGGAAAGATTGAGATAGTCCATCATGGACAGCGCGCTTCGTCCGAACAGATCTACGGCTAGCGCAGTCTTCGCGGCGCCATCGCCCATCTTGCTCAACGCACTTCGCGTGTTATCCAGGATGCTTACAGTGTTAAGAAGATTCCCGCCACTGTCACGAATCTGAATACCAAGGGCATTGAACTTTGCTTCATTCGTGACGATCTCAGATGAGAGCGTTCGGAATGTGGTCGCAAGCCCATCGGTTGGAATGCCAAGAATCTTGAGCGTTCCAGCCAGGACAGAAGCCTGGGATGCGCTCGCGCCAGTGGCGTCGGAGATTGCGTCAATAGAGCGCGCGTATTCCAGCGCCTTCGGGACAGCCTGAGTGAATAGGTCCGTAACGCCACGAATGGCGTCAAATGCTACGCCAGCAACCCTCTGACCGATGCCCTGCCCGATACCCGTGAAAACATTGCCCAGCTGCTTCCCTGAAGCCTGGAGAAGATTGAACTGTTTCTTGACCTCACGAAAGGCTGGGTCAACAGCAGCTTTACCCTCAATGACAATGCCAACACGCTTATCAGCCACGCTTACTCCTAGCCCTTGCCGCAGACGCCTGCGATTGTGATTCTACTTTTTGGAAGTAAAGACCGCGAATAATCCAGTCAGCATTTGGAGCAGCCTCTAGCTCCCATGGAGCGATGTGCCATCTCTTGGCTAGCGCATCAAGCGCGTAGTCAAGCGGCACGGCAATCGGTTTTCCGTTACCTAGTCCAGCGGCTGCGAGACTTCGGCTGAGTTGCTGTCTAGTGCTTTTGGGAGGGCGGTCTCCGTCTGCTCCGCTGCCCATCCCTGGAGAAGTGCCAGCGCCGTCTTCACATCGCAGTTATCCAGGAAGTCATCTGACCCCTTACCGAACGGATGCTCAACAGCTGCGCCCGCGAGGATCTCAATAAGGCTAGCCTCATCAATCTCGCCGCGCTGAATAGAAATAAACTGGCGCGCAGACATTGCCTTCATGACAAATTGCTGCTCGCCCACTTTGACCTTAAATGTTCGCATTTTGCCTCCTTACCTTGTTTTGTTACCAAATAGCCCGTCTAGGATCAACCAGGAGACGCGTTTACGCGTCCCCTGGTCTCATAGTACCTGAAACAGATCAGCTGATCGTTGCCTGGTTATTCTTCACCTTAATGCTGAACGGAACGGTTGTAGTCGTACCATCAACAAATGGGCGAAGCGTAATCTCTTGCGCGACCGAACCATCAACATCTGCCTGTGTGATCTCGTCAATCACGCCGAAGAAGTCCATGGTCATTTCATAGTTTCCGCCGCCAAGTGCAGGACCAGTCGTAACGATTCGGACGCGGCGAAGAGCCTTGTCTTCCCATGCGTCCAGCTCGCTATCGTTCTGGAAGTGTCGCGTTAGCGTGAGCACAGCCTCAGTCTTCGCGGTGCGATCAAGCGCGGCGCCAACATAGGAGCCGTCAAGACCGAAGCGCGTATTAAAGCCGTTCGTCAGCGCGAGCGATGCGACTGCAACATTGGTGTCAGCCGTCGTACCGATTGGGTTCGCGGTGCCGTCAATGTAGACGGTTGTGTTCACGCCAACCGCGTGTCGCTCAACGGTGTCAGACGGGGTTGCGCTCAGCGCAGTTCCCTGGGTCATGCCCTTGAACGAGACGATGCCCGCCTCAAAGGTGACCACATCATCCTTAACCCAGTTGATCGTCAGCGTGTTGACCTTGTTTCCTGGAACGCGGAACGAAGCAGGAATGCCTGCGCCGCCGTCAGCCCACGAGTATTCCATTGAGAATGATCGCGTGGTGTCAGCCGTAGAAGCTGCATTGAAGGTCCACTCATATGGAGCAGCCGTGCCAGTGGCAGTAGCGGAGCCGACGCCCGCGCTCAGCCAGAAGACAGACTGATCAAATGCGAACGGACCAGTGATAGAAAATGCGTTCGTCTCAACGCCTTCATAAACGGCGCGTGACTGGTTGTAGGTTCCGTCCAGGTAGTCTGGTCGGATAGATGCAATAGTGCGCTCGTGCGTGATCTCTGTCCCGTAGAGCTTGCGCGTTGCATTTGCGAAGGTTCCCGCCGTGCTCTCAAGCGCACCCTGAACCCTCTGAAGTACTCGTGTAGCCATCTAGTTACTCCTTTTCTGGCAGCTGCTTTGCCGCCGTTGGTTCGGCTGGCTTGTCTTTTGCGAGCACGAAGGCGCCGCTAGCAACAAGCTGCTGCGCCTCATCCTCAGTTACTTCCGCGAGGCGCGCGGGAACGCCAGGGATAAACCGTCCCTGTACGGGTTCAACCTTTACCAGCTTCGCTGCTGGCTTAAGCGTCTCAGCCATCTTTACTCCCTCACTTAATTGGCGGTGTTGAGTCAATGTACTTCTGTAGCGCGTCTCCGACTACTGCCTCAATGGACCCCTGAGCACCGTCAAAGGCTGGTCCAATGAATGGCTTCGGCTGAGTGCGCCGTCCGCTGTCAACACCGTCATGGCTGACGATGCGGTGACCGAACTCAATAAGATGCCTGTGCGCGCCCCAGGCTACGACTCGCGTGAGATCCCGTGCGAATGATCGCTTGATCGTTCGCGTGCGCGACATCGGACCAACCCAGTATCCGATCTCTGAATACCGTCTGCGAATCTTCTTATACCGAATGGACTTGTAGAGACCATCGGCTGGATGTCGTACCTGGATTCCCGCGTTGCGATAGTTCTGGCGGATTCGGTTAGCGGTGGCAGCAGCGACCTTGCGCGTGCCTTCCAGGACTACTTTGTCCATCCGCTTCTGCCCCAGCTGCTCTTCAAGCTGGCGGACGAAATCCTCTGGCTTGATGCTGAGTCGGATAATCTCGTTAGCCATTAAGCTCCGATTTCAGTTACGACTGATCTGAACCTGACTTCGGTTCGGCAGTCAATTGCAAAAAGATCATCGTCAGCGCCGTAGCTGACATCGCCCATCGTGACATTCGTTACCAGGCATGATACCACTCCTACGACATCAAGATCCTGGTTTCCCACAGCGCCCTTCACAATCGCATCGCGCCACGCGTACAGCGCCTTGATTCCGCGATCTGTACCCATTGAGCGAGGAATGATGAAGCGCACGGTGAAGACATGGATCTCATCAACCTGGCGATTCATTGAATACGACAGGGATGTGTCTGGCGGCAGAACGATCACCGCTGGATAGGTTGAGATGTTATCTGGCGTGAATACGGTTGCGAGCTTAATCGCTTCGTATCCAGTCGGAGGCGTAATGCTTCCGAATCGCGCGGCGAGCGCCGTACCAACTCCGTAGGTATTCACTTAAACCGCCTGTGAAGGAATTCGGTACGGTCGGACTAGCTGCTCAACATCTGGGTCAAGCCTGGAGAGAAGACGCATCGTCCCCGTCTCTAATGTCCCAGCGATTCCGAATGGTGTGTTCCTTCGGTTGAAAATGCGACCACTTTGCAGAATTGTTGCGGTAACGATTGGCTTTGGCACGGACGGAAATCCGCGCACCGCCGTCAGCTTCACGCCCTTCACGGTGTCCACTGGGAAGCTGTTATTGCCATTGGTCGCTACGCGAATCATTGTGTACGGGCGCCCAGTCAGAGCGGCGTTGAACGGCTCCACAACATAGTCGGCAGTTCCCCAGGTCGTACCGTATTGACCGTTTCCAGCGTCATCCGTCTGTAGCGAAACGATTGACGATACATCATCAATCAAGAGGCTGTGCGTCTGATCTGCCGTGTAGTACGAGACCACCGTGCCTGCGCTGTAGAAGAATCTCCCAGCGAAGTCATCAATCATGCGGCTGACGGTCTCAATCACAAGATCAATTTCGGTGTCTGACGCCGCGTCAATAATGCCCAGCGCTTCCTTAACGGCGCTCCCTGTCGTGTACCCGTTCGTGATTGCCATTCAGTCTCCTATCGGCGCTTTTCTAGTGCGCGACGCTGCTCACGGTTGAGCGCAACTGGCTTGCTAATTTCATCCTCAAGCTGCTTGAGAATTGGTCTCCAGTGCTTTTCATAGACATAGTTGGTTTCATAATTCTTCATGAACGCCATCGCTTTTTCTTTTGTTTCGGCAAGTTCGGTTGGTTTCTGCTTCAGCTCATACGACTGCTGAAGTGAATCCATAATCTCTTTTACATTTGGCGTCATCCACCATCCGCCTTGCAGTGGATCGTATTCAACTTGTCCGCCAACTTTCCATCCAGCGCCAACAAGTTCTGGCATTGCAGTCCACTCCGTTACCGCTGGTAACAGACCACATGCCTGACCCTCAATAATGCTTACGCCAAATCCCTCGCCCTTTGAGCAGTGAAGAAGTATGTCACTTGCTGTATATAAACGAGCCATAACTTCTTGCGGTATACCCTGACGATATTCAAATTGCGGCACAACGCGCACGCGATCCATTGGCGCATTGCACGCCTGAAGAAGCTGCTCAATTTTTACGCCATTTGCAAGACCGAAGATATCTGTGTGCAGATAAAGATAGGCATCTTTCTTATCTTTTGCCCATGTTGACCAGGCAAGGATTTGTTCCCCCCAGCTTTTTCGCACGGGGCTGACCCCTTTATTGGCTGCTTGAATCATTGCCAAATGCGCGTCATCTGGAATGTTCAAGTCTTTACGAATATTAGATGGCGTTGGTTTATATATTGCTGGATTAAAACTATGCGGAGCATAGAACACGCGCTCTCGCTCAACGCCAGCCTCAAGAAGTTCGCGCTCTCCGAATTGGCTCATGGCGATTGCCCACTTGCCTTTTCCGCGACGATCAAACCATGCCTTTACTTCTGGCGGTACGACAGCATGATCTACTGGCGTCCATGATGCCATTGGGATTTCATCCCACTGTGGAGCCTTGTACACCCAGACATCGTAGAGCGATAAGCCCACCCCAGGAAGTTTTGGCTCTTGATTTAACCACCAAAGAATCTGCGCTGGGGTCAGATCGTTGCTGTACGCATCCATTCCCTGACCCATCATCGGGACGCCATTCCATTCAACGGTAGTACCAGCTAGACCGTAGTTCGCCATGATCGCCACAAGGTGACCGTCGCGCTTTAGTTGCGGAACAAGCTCAGACCCCTGGACGCCGTAGCCAGTATTTGACCAGAGAGCGTTCGTCGTAAAACCAATCCTGAGTGCCATTCAGATTGCCTCCCCTATCTAGTTAATTTGGTGCTACCCCGCTGGTCAGATTACTCCAACCAGCGGGGCTTGTCTCAGCTCGTGCCTAAGATTAGGCGGTTGCTGAAACGAGTACGCGAAGCGCGGTCACATCAGGGATGTTTCCGTCAACGCTGTAAAGCGTTCGCACTGCGGTCTGAGCGTAATCAAAGCGGAATTCCGTTGAGGAAGCCACTTCAATTGGAAGCTCGCGAATGTAGTACGAAGGCGCGTGAAGAATCGCCACTGACTTGGACGCAGAAGCGACCGCCGCCATGTGGACATTCTCCTTAACGCGGAAGCCAAGGAGTGTGTCTGGCTGACCAACAACGAGACCAGGGGTCCAAATTGGCTGACCAGTTGTGTCCTGAAGCTTGCGAATCTTTGACATCGCGGTTGAAGCAACCTGCCATTCGGTGTTCGCATTGCGATACATCGGCTGGAGGCTGTAAGCAAGCGTGATTACATCAAGTGCGTCAAAGAATGTTGAAGTGACCGTTCCCGACTTCGTTGCGGTTGAAAGCTGTGCATTGCCAGCAGCGGTGACAAAGCCAAGCGGCTGAGTCGTACCAGTGCCAAGCGTGCATGCCGACCCCGCGAGGAAGGCGATCTGGTTACCAGCGGATTCGCCCACAAGCTGCGTAATGTTCACAGCGTTATCGCGAATCAATTCGTTGCTGAGAAGCGTCAACGCAGCGATCTTATTTGCATACAGCGTAATGCTGCTGATTGTAGGATCGGTTGGCGTGATCTGGTTTCCCTCTGCGATGAACGAGGCAGACTGGTTAGCCGTGAGGCGTGGCACAGTGATCTGCTCGCCAGTTGCAGTTCGCAGCTTCGTTGCGCCTTCGTACACGCTGTTGCCAGCGGTCAACGCGACCACAACAAAGTCAGCGAACGAGACAGGCACAGTGGCTGAGCCAGATGCAAGTGCGCGAATGTCAAACTTCGCGGATCGCTTCTCGCCCGATGCAACGGCACGGAGGACATCCGCGTCATTGTCAGCCTTAACTGCATTCTCTACCTTGAGTGCGCGCTCAGCGAGTGCGTCAATCTTGGCAGCGCGCTCTTCAGCCTGCTCAACTGCATCCATCTTGGACTTCTTGTCCGACATGGCGTCATTGAGCTTCGTCCAGCGCTCTTCCTCTTCAGGTGTGAACTCTCGCTTCTCATCGGTTGCCTTAGCAAGAAGGGCTTTCGCCTCTTCCCAGTCATTTCGGTAACCAGCGAAAAGCTTCTTTGAAATCTCCGACATTGGGAGTTCCTTTCTGCTTTACTGCTTTTCTATTCTTTGCCCAGTGGTGCTCTGGCAGTGGTGTCCGTCAGGACCCTCGTGCCTTCGCCCTCGTGGATCAAATTCGGTTGGGATCTAGCGCCATAAGCGCCAGCTGGCGTTCACGCACGCTAAGCGGAATGGCACGATCTGTGCCAGCCATCTCTTCGTCATCCATCTCCTCATCCTCTGCGCCCTCTTCGGCGTAGTAGTCCAGGATGGATCGCGCACGGTCCATGACATCTTGCGGGATGTCCGTCTGTGGAAGTCGCGATGCAGCCGCATTCAATCCTGCGCGGACTGCAACAAGTTCGCCGCCGATCACATCGGCAAAGCCAAGCTTGTAGGAGCCGCGCAGCTCTGGGGCTGCCGCGTCGTAAACGAGGAACGCGCGACGGGCAATGGAGGGATCAGGATTCTCCCCATCAAAACCAGCCAGGGCGAAAACCCTTTCAGCGGCTGCTGCACCATCCCAGTCGCGCGTTTCGTCAATCTCAAGTTCGCGGTCTGCGCCGATAACCCAAGGGCTTCGGACTTCAGGCGCAACCTTTCGGATTGCAAGATCAATAACCTCAGCGTCATCCGACTCAACCTTCCCGTTCAGGAGATTGTCAATCGCATGCGTGAGCTTTGTCGGATCAATGGAAGTTCGCAGAGAAAGTCCGCGCACGGCGCCCAAGCCAATCGTGGCTGGATACGCTGGGACATTTCCAGTGAGCAGCGAGATCTCGTGCAGGCGAACGGACTTCAGTTCGCGGACGCCCTCTTCGTTGTAGGCATCGCCGCCCGATGGCACGCTGAACCCGAAGCTTAGCCCCATGCTTGCGCCATCGCGCTTAAGCATTGCGGCAAGATCTCGTGCGAATGAAACCTCTGGATTGAGAGCGACGCGCACCTTAAGTCCGCGATCATCCTCTGAGACTTCCAGCGTTCCAGTCTTCGTAGAGCCAAGGAAGAGCTTTGGATCGTGGTCCTGGAGCGCCTTCACTTCCCATTCGCCGCGAGTAGCGGCAGCAACAGACTTGCTGAATGCCTTCGGCTTGATTACTTCGCGGAAGCCAAGACCTTCCGATTCGGTGTTGAACAAAGCGGCGTATGACTCAAAAGTGTAGCCATCGCCCTCAGCGCGGATCTCTGCCTGCGCTTGTCGGAATTCCATCGCCATGTGTTTCTGCTCCTTACGCTCAGCGTTTTGGACAATATTGTCTGCCCATCGCTTGCCACTGTCTCCGCCCCAGAGCGACCATGCGATCCTTCCATTGGAAGGGTACCCGTCTTCTCCAGGGCTGAAGCCTTCTGCCTGCTTATCTACTTCATGGCGTGCAAAGAAGCTTGCCATGCGCTGTACCGTTTCAAATGGGAGATTGCGCCCGTTCACGATGTCTCGCGCTCGTGCAATTCCAACCTCTGTTCCGCCGCGACCGAACTCGCTGCGCCAGTCAAGCCCGCGCTGGGCTTCGTCTTTCATTTCCCCTGTCGGCGTGTAGCCGTCTGGATCAATCGGAGCGCGCACGGCACGCTCTCCACCTGGCTCAATGCCCTCAGCCAGAGAGACCGCGACCATCTGATCAATGGCGTCCTGCTTTGTGGCGTGGCAGCCAATGACTTCGCCGTCATCCTTGACGGTAGCCCAGCCACTGCAATCAGCAGCCTGATCAGTAACGAAGTAGGGCATCAGTTCGGCTGATACAGGTAGTAGGAAATTGCGTGCGTCATGCTGTCGGTCACACCGTACAGTGAATCATTTCGCCCAATCTTCAGCGTGACAGTTGCTCCAGCTTGTAGATTCAGCCCAGTTGCGGTTGTGACATCGCTTCCGCCAAGCCACACATCTTTCCCCTTTGTCACGATTGTGATCTCCGCCTTGTCTGAATTTGATGGCGCGAGAATTAGCGTTGCCGCTGTTCCAACGGTTACTTGATTTACAGAGAATGGCATTAGAGTCCCTCTGGCTGTACGGTTACTGGCGAAGCGCCAGTGTGCTTGACTCCACTAATTCCAGCAGCCTTGGCTGCATCGGCTGGGTTGTATCCAGCCCGCACAAGGATTCCTGCGATATCGGCGCGCTGTCGCAGATCCGCTGCGTCAGCAGCAGCCTGGTTGAGCGGCATTCGGTAGACATCGCCGCCCTCAATTGGAGTCATGTCTTCCATCTTCCTAATGTCATTAACGCTGCTCCAGCCCTCCTGGATGGCAATGCGGTGAACCTCAGCCCGTGCCTGTGCGGTGCCGCGAAGGATTGAATCCATGTTGAATCGCACGAATGCATCTGGCGGAAGCAGCAGCGTGGAGAGCTGTCGCTCAATCGCCTCCGTGAGCGGTCGCAGCGTGTATTGCACGAACGCAAGGTTCTGTTGCTCAACGGATGAATATGACATCGCGCCAGGTGTCGTAACGCCAATCAGAACTGGCGGAACCCTAAAGATTCTGGCGATCTCCTCAGTTGAGAAGCCGCGCGATGCGAGAAGTTGCGTGTCTTCTGGCTTGAATGAAAGCGGCTTCCAGGTGCTACCGCCAGTCAAAACGCCAGGCGTGTGCATGTTGGCGCCCGTGTGATGACGCAGCCAACCAGCCTTCAGCGTCTCTGCCTGCTCCTTCGTCAGCTCGTGCGGAACCTCAATGATGCCAGACGGCATGCTCGCGGATGCGAATAGCGACGCTGCACTTTCGTCTAGCGTCGCGCTAAGACCAAAAGTTCGGCGCAACTGCTCAATCGGATTGACTCCACGGAGTTCGCCTGGCATGGTGACCAGCGGAATGTGGATGATTGTTTCTTGACCGTAGACTACATACTCAGCGCCCATGCCCTGCTGCACGCGGTACTTTACTTCGCGCCCTTCGCGGAAGATTGTGACGCGACGCGGATCAATGACCCTGACTTCTAGAACTTCTCCGCTCTCCGCGCGCGGGCAGTACAGGAAGGTGTTCCCCTCTGTGAAGAGGCTGACGATCACTTCCGAAATAAGTTGATTGAAAGTGTAGCCAGGCTCATCTGGAATCGGAACGAGCATCCACGATGGCTTTTCACCGCCTGGGCGATACGGACGGCGCACGCCTCCCGTGCGAATAAATGCGTCGGCAGGGAAGCTACTGACCACATCTGCCAGCAATCGCACCGATGCCCATGCGCTGCTTAGTGCAAGCGCGCCCTTAGCATCCATGCTCGTGTTCGCAAATGGAACGCGGTCAAATTTAAGACCCTGAATATTCGTGATCGCGCGCTGGTCCTGTTCGCCAAGGATTCGTCGTAGAAGGCTCACTCGTTATTACCTCGCTTGTAGCCGATAGCGGCAAGAAGGATGCCAGCAGCAACCAGGAGGCTGAGCGGCTCAATAAGTACAAGCCCACTGACGATCAGTGCGGCTCCGATAAGTTCAAGTGCGGTTGATTTGCTCACAGGCTTATAAACTCCGCTGTAGGCTTCTTTACCACATGTTGCGAATGATACTTTGCACGGTCCCAGCTCATGATCGCGCACACTGCTGCGTCAATTTTCCTCGCGCTACCTTTGTGCTCTTTTACTACGCGTGGACCGAATCTGTCAATCTTAACAGTGCAGTTATCAAGATGCCTTGCAAGCACTGGATCGCCGTTGTGTGAAAGTTTTTCTTGTGCAACTGCGTCCGCGAAGCCCGCACAGGCAGGCACCATTCGCGCAGGATTTTGACTGTATAGGACCACTGGCAAGCCATCGGCTTCCCACTTCTGTAGGACAGAAGCCCATCGGTATGGGTCAGCTGCGATTTCTCGCACCTGATAGGTCTTGCAGATGTCGTACATCTTCGCTTCAACTTCGTCCATTGGAACTTGCCAATGCGGATCGCCAATCGGCTTTTCCCAAATTGCAAGCGTCTGGATGTATCCGTCTAGCGTACACGCGGTGATGGCTGAGCAGTCATTTGAGAAGGCGCCATCAAACGCAAGAACTACTTCTTCGCCTTTATTCAACTGTCGTTCAACTGCGAGACGATCCCAAGCGCCTTGCGGAAGCCATGCAGTGTTCGTTGTGGTCCACTGATTTAGCCGCTTAGTCCTCAGCTCCATTTCGCTAATGGACTTGACTGCGCTCTCAAAATCTTCTGGGTTCAGGTAATCGCCGTAGGCTGGATTTGCAGCAGCCCAGACCGCTGGGTCGCGGTAGTCGGCGCCGTCTGGAGCGCCCCACCATCGGAAGAAGAATGTTGGATCTTCAATCTCGCCAGACTTGACGCGCATCCCGTATTGCCAGAGCTTGTAGCAGATCGTGTCTTGCCCGTGGCTGTCGGTGCGGCTTCCCGCCGTTGTGATCGCCACAATCAGCGGCTGCTTGCGCGTTCCAGAACCCAGGTTGATGGTGTTCCAGAGCCTATCGTCTGGCTGGACATGCAGCTCGTCTACGACCGCCAGCGAAGGGTTGAGACCCTCAGCGCGGGAGGCGTCGGCGGAGAGCACGCGGAACACCGATCCGTTCGTTGGATACTCAATCACATCGCGCATTACGCGCAGGCGTTGGCTCAAGATTGGATCAAGCTGAACCATGCGTGCAGCTTCAGAAAAGATAATGCGCCCCTGCTGTCTGTCTCCAGCTAGAGCATAAACTTCAGATCCTGGCTCATCAAGAATTAAGCCATGCAATGCGATGCCTGCACCCAAAAGTGATTTACCATTCTTCCTAGGTAGACCAATGAGTGCGCGTCGGTGTTTACGAAGTCCGTTTTCGTCGGTCGCGTAGAGTTCGCGTAAAAGCGTTTTTTGCCATGGTCGCAGTTGTATAAGTTGTCCTGCAACATCGCCTTTAGTTAATCGGCAGAAGTTCTGGATGAAGTCAATGACTTGATCGCCCTGGCTAGCGTGCTCGCTTTGCTGCGCTGATGAGCGCGTCAAGTTTCGCTGCCGCCGTGTTCGCTTCGCCATCCAATTCACCTCTCAAGCCGCTGCGTGCCGCAGGGGTTAGTCCAAGCTTAGAGGCAAGCTGGAGCATAAGCACGGCATTGTCGCGAACGATTTGGTGGAGCGGTGACTTTACGACCTCGCCGTTCTGACCCCGCGTGAGCGGTCCAGTCTCCAAATACATTTGCTCCGCTTGCCTGTACCGAACAGCCGCTTCGCAATAAAGCCGAAGCGTATGAAGATCCGCCGAAGTCAACATGCCCGTGTGAGCCACTGCCTCAATGACTTCTTCCCAGACTACGCGAGCCTGGACGGACAAATCCTCTGGCGGAGAGAAGTTAGCGCGCTTTGGAAGCGGCTCTTCGTAGTTAACACGGCTGGGTCTGGTCTCGCCTTTGAGCAGCTTCAACCGTGAAGGCTGAGGCGCTGGACCGCGCTGTCCCACTCTGCACCATCCGTTTCTTGTAACAATCTAAACTCAAAAACCTGTCTGAGCGTGTAAAGACTTTTCGGCGCGGGTCAGGAGCGCCCTGATCGTCCAGGAAAAGACCCCCTACCCACGGTGACGCCCCCTAGATGTGCTTTGTTCGTCGCGTCTTGCCGTAACGGGAATGACAGTCGGAACAGATAACTCTTAGGTTTCCAGGCTCGTTCGTACCGCCAAGACTCTGCGGGATAATGTGATCAACCGTCAGGTTCCGATCTCGCGAGCCGCATAGTTCACACCATGGTTGGCGAGCGCGAAGCATCGTTGACAATCGCTGCCATGCATATCCGTAGCCGCGCTGCGCTGTGGTCCCGCGTGCGCCACTGGTCTTAGGTAGCTTGTGTTTTGAACAGCGAGATCCGTTCGTCGGTATCCCGCATGTTAAGCATGGTTGAAGCACGGTGACTCCTCTGCGTCCAGGGCGCCTGCGCTGCCGTGCCAACGGCTGGCATGAGGCGCCAGCTCCTAACCGCAACACCATGCGCGTGGTCTGCGATGTATAAGACAGGGACAGCAAAGCCAGTCCCGTGCGACATTGTATTCCAGGGCGCCTTCATGTCGCGAGGCTTAATGCCCAGCAGAGTCAGCCTAGGTTCGTGATCTGCCTTGCGTGAAGAATACTACATCGCATCTTCACACATGTGTCAGATGTGTGGCACAGGTGTGATCGCGCCATCACTCGCGCCATCACTCGCGCCATCACTGGCGCCATCACGCCCGCCATCACAGGCTGGGCAGAGGCAGTGTTGGTGCAATCAGCTCAGCGATAGCGTCAGTCCCTCGCTCATAGTGATCTTCGTAGACCAGGTGCCACGGTGTCCAGGCTGCTGATCCAAGCACATCCTCTAGCGCACTGACTGCATGGTCAGCCATGGCTAGGTGAACATGGCACAGCTCATGGCAGATGGTCAGTCGCTGCTCATCAGGCTTCTGCTGCCAGAAGAGATTACCGACACGCAGCGTCACGCTGGCTGCCTGGCTATGGACTTCAACATCCGCATACCGATCTTCAGGGGCTACCTCAGCGACCACACTGATCTTCCAGTTCGCAAGGTTCATGAGCGCAGCGCATTCACGGACATACGCCTCTAGCTTGTTCAACTTGTCGGAGCGCGGTGTTACCTTCGCCATATCTCTCCCAATACTTCCGCAATTGCCTACACAGTTTCAGGTGTCTAAGTATTACCCCGCTCCGAAACGCCCGTCTCCGTTGATCCTAGACGGGCTTTTTAGTAACACTAGACCGAATCAGCCGCTTCAGCGTCAAGTTGAGCGTCCGACTTGGAAGCGCCGATCATAGCAGTTGGAGCCTCCTGGTACCTCTCCATGATCAGTGTCAAAGTTCTATCCACTGCCTCAAGCCACGGTTCACGGTGCAACATCAACGGGTATCTCCGACCAATGGCGTCTTGAGCAAGGAAGAGATTCCCACGAGCTGCAAGCAGAGCGCGACCGACCTCAACTGGTCTTGGGTCACCCGCCCTAGCCCTGCATCGCTGAAGTCTCTGGATCGCAGCGCGCATCGGGTAGCGATAGCGCGTGGAGATTGTGGTCTGCTTCGTAGCCTGCTCCGCCTGAGTACCTTCGTTGACATAAGACTCCTCCCTCTCCGATACGGTTGCGAACGCAGCGTGATCAATGAACCCGCTGAACTCTTTTGTCCAGGCTGGGTTGCCACCATCATCCATCTCCTTGGCGCGATGCATTGCCAATGGCAGCGCGTCCAAATGCTTTACGAACCATACGAGCTTACCCGATAGCGTCATGCCCTCATCCTCCCAGCTACTGTCAACCTCTCGCACGGCACGCGCATCGCCATGCCGCTGATCTCTTGCGCTGACTCGTCTATCGCCGCGATCTCTTCACAGCGTTCGCACATGCTAACCCAGTCGTAGTCCATGTCATCTTCTGGATGGCGAATCCAATCCCCCATCTGATGCTTCTGGAGCTTGAGTGCGATCTCTGCCACGGACAGCTGGGCGAGCTTGCGCCATTCGCCGTCATACCGCTCTGCCTTCCAGAAGCTTTCAACCATCGGCTTCGGCGGCTGGAGCGTCTCCTTCTGATCTCTCCTGACCTGTCGCAGCGTCACCGTTCGCCACGCATCGGCTGGCGGCTCACCGTATCGCTGAGTAATCCTGGCTTCAACCTCTTCAGGGACTCTCCGCTCTTCTGAGATGAACGCCAGCAGCGACCGCTTACTGATCCCAAGGGAGTCAGCCATCGCCTGCGTCTGGATTCCACGCTCTCCGTAGCTTGATGGAAAGTATTGATCAATGAGCTGCACCAGGTACCTTCCCGTTAGTGATGAGATCTTCAACATCTTGCCTCCCTAAGTGTGGAGGCGAGTCGGCGTATTCAGCCACCGACTCGCCAGGTGTCTACATATTACCTAAGTGTTTTTCGTGCCTCCTGGTTGATCCTACGGGGTCATTTTCGTAACAGTCCGCGCAAATCTTACGGAATCACCTCAACTTTCACTTTCAACACTCCATGCGACAAAGGCTTGTTCGGTCCAGCGATTGCAGTCCAGGCTGCTGGCGCCAAGTCAATGAGCTTCTCATTCTTCCCAGCCCTGCACTGGCACCAATCTACGACCCAGGCAATGATTGATCTGCCGTTCACCATGTTGGTCACAATGACGCGATACGGCTTCTTGCCCCACCTGAAGTCGCACTTCGCTCCGCACAACTTGCGAAGCTCTGGACCAGCGGCTGCGTAGAACGCGAATGGACCTCCCTCTTGATTTCTCTTTGCTGCTCCAGGTCGCGGCTTCTGCGTGAACCATGCTCCGTTAAGCGACGCGTCGTACCAGGTTGCTTTTCCGATTGCCTTCGGCATCCCAATGAGTTGCGACTCAAGCTTCGTGCGCTCTGGCGCGAATGAGTCGCGCAGCTCTAGCGCTGGCGCGTAGTTCCAGAGTCCGACTACCAGCCCGATGGCGATAGCCAGCAGAAGCGTCACCTCGCGACGCATTACTGCTCCCGCGTCTCCACGCGAGACGAGATGATCGCCCGCTCAATCTCCGCGATGCCAGACACGATCTTGATGGCAGCGGTCACGCCATCCATGTAGCCGCTTGCGTAGTCGGTCTCTCCCAGGATCTTGCCGACCGTCTCGCGATGGTTGATCAGCTTGATGACCCTGGCTTCCACCGTGTCTTCTGCCTTAAGTTTACGAACGGGCATATTCAATCTCCTTCCAGGTAGGTCCGCCATCTGGCTTTTGCCAAATCGTGATGTAGGAATCCAGGTTCGGCTTAACAGCAACTGCATCAAGCCGTGATCGGATGATCTCGCCCTTACCCCTACCGTCTGGGAAACAGTCATCCACGGCGATCACCGCCCCAGGCTCCAACTGGTCCCAGCAAATTGCAAGCTCATCAAAATGGTGGAGTGCCGATCTTGCGGTGCCGTCCCAGTCCATTGAGTCCAAGTAGAGAAGATCAATGTCTTTCTTGTCTTTCATGTACATAAGGTTTTCAACGGAATCGCCGCAAATAATCCGCGCCCCTGGCACAAGACGAAGTGCCGTCTCGCACGCCTGCTTGTCTAGGTCAATAGATGTGAGACTTCCGCCAACCTGAGAGATAACCCAGTCCCAGATCACCGTGCTCTGACCATCGCCGTCCCAATTGTCCCTAGCTCGCACGCAACCAGTCTCTACGATTTTTACTGGTCTTCCTAGCGAAAGAAGGTAATCGCAGATCATCTTGAATGCCTCAAATCTTGGCGTGCCGTACAGCACTGGAGCGAACCTCTGTTCAAAGCTTTCGCTACTCATCCTGCTTCTCCTTTGTGAAGTGCGCGACGAACTCATCAAGAGACATGATCACGATGCTGCGCCGACGCGTGCCAGGTCCAGGGCTATCGCCCATGATCAAGACGCGGATCTGGTCGCTCTTGGCTGGCACCTGGGTTAGCCAGTTCCACAGCCGCTCTGGAAAGCTCTTGCCAACCTTCGTCTGCGCGACGATGCTGCCATCTCCAGATTGCACATCAATCTTCGTACCGAACTGACCGACGCGCATTCCACCAAGCAATGCCGCGACCTCCCTTTCATAACTGTTACCCCTTTGCCTGCTACGGCGTCCGCGAACGCGCTTCGCAGTCATGGCTGGATCTTCGTTCGCAGCCTGGATCTGTTGGTCTTTGAAGTAGCCCATTAGTTTCGTCCGTACTTCTGTGCAAGGTACAAATCCATTTGTTCCAGGCACATATTGCAGTGAACTGATTCGCGATATTGGTCGCGCGTCAGCTTGGCGTCGCATTCAACGCATCGGAATCCGCGTGACCTTACGCGCTTTTGGTGTGGCTTGCCAAGCATCTCGTTAAACATCGCGTCTAGTGGATTCTTTGCGCTACGCATGTGCAACCTCCTCTAGCTTGTGGGTTCCTCTTTCCCTATTTACCTTGTATCCGTTTGACTTGGCATCGCGCTCCCAGGAATCCATTGACCGTCGCACCCCTGCGCCGCGCGCAGCGTCTGCAAAGTCTCCCGTGTAGCTGTACATGTCCTGAGCGCAGTCCGCCACATCCAGGAGTTCCTGGAGTTGGAAGACTGTTGGCACGAACTTTTTTTGCGAACTAGCTGCGATGTAGAGAGCGTAGAGTTCCTGAAACTGTTCGTCGGTTAGGTGCTCGCAGTCTCCGCACGATGTGCGATCCACCGTTCCGAACAGGTGCGTCTGGCTAAAGCTAGTGCCTTCCATGTAGCTTGCGAGTGCGGCGCCGATCTTGATTGCCTTGAACATTATCGCTCCTCCTTCATGTAGTGCTGTCGGCGGAGTGAGTTGAGTGTTGACTTGGCGCTGCTCTTGACTGAGCGCTCTTCCCACTCGCCCATGTCATATGCGTAGTGGTAAGCGTCACTCCAGAGTTCGTCAATCGTTTCTTCGGTCATCTTTAGTGTGACGGTGAGCTTGTTCCTGGAGATTTCTTCTGAAGTAAAGTCCAGGTCTCGTGAGAAGTGATCGTCCCAGAAGATTGCTGGGACCTTCAGGATGAAGGTCTCTGTTTTAGTAGCTACCTGGTCTGCCATTTTCTGTACCTCCTTTTTCGGGAGAGCTGTCTTCTCTCCTCTGGTACAAGTGTACAACACCCCTGCTACCATTGTCAACCCCTATTTTTGAGCACGATTTTTACTTGCCCCAGCAGTTGCGATGCCACCAGGTCCATCGTTCGGTGAATCTGGCTGAAGAATAATCGCGCGACAAGACGCGCAAAGAATCTTGCAGCTTCGCAATTTCAGAATTGCATTTCACACAAGGTCGCACCGACCAGGAAACTTTTCCTTTAGTTTCCGCAGTCTTGGCAGGCTTCTTCGGCGCCATGTTCACTCCCTTCATCCGCAATGATTAGCCTGTGCGTTGCAACATGCACCGCATCTTCTACATCGGAACCCTGGTACGCAAGCTCTTGACCATCGGCATCAACAAGAATCACGGCGGTTCCAGATTCAGTCTTGACCACGCCGTCAAATTTGTAGCCCATGTTTTCCGCGAGTCGGTTCAGCGTCTTGAAATCTTCTTCGCGCGTCATGCTCACTCCTTCACGCGAATGCTTCGCGCGATGCGATCAGTCTTTGAGATCCTTCCATCCTTTGCCAGCGCGTACAACTCTCGCTGCACTGTGCCGTGCGAAAGATCCAGGATGTCCACTAGCTCTCTGACAGTCGGCGCGTAGCCGTTCTGCTTTACGAACTCGCGGATCGCCTTCACCATTTCATGCTGTCTTGTCATGCCTCCTCCTCTCCTGTCATCCACTCATGCAGTCTCACAAATGTCTGGTTCGCGTCAAGGTGTGTCGTATCAAGTGACAGGTCAAAGCTGACCTTGTTCCATTCCTGTTCGGTAATGTCTTTCGGTCGGATGACGCCACCACGCACGCGCCAGTTTCGCTTTGCCGCGTCAGCGTTCAGCTGCACGATCTTGAAGTTGCGGTTGAGCGCGCGAAGGAAGTCCACCTCGCGGACCAGGCGCAGATCATCTACGACCACGCTGCGTCCCATCATCTTCGCGCCTTCATACTTTCGCAGCCACAGCTTCAGCCAGGCATCTTCGTCAACCGTTCGGATCGCCGCACCAATGTCCTGGTACAGCTCGCGACCCTGGGCAAGCCAAAACTTTCCGTTGCGTGTCGTATCAAAAAGATTGCCCTTCTGAATTCCTGGATAGAACTGGTTGGCAATTTCCTTCACCGCATCCGCAATGCCAATGCGGACATAGTTCCGATGTTCAACCAGGTTCAGAGCCAGCGTAGTCTTTCCAGAGCCTTGTGGTCCAATGATCGCAATGTCGGTCATTTGATTTCCTCCAAGTGATCCAAATGTTCCAGGTGTCTAGACATTCGCCAACGCATTTGCGTGGCTCTCCGTTGATCCTACGGGGTCATTTTTCTGCACATCGCCCCAAAACTGGCGAATCGCAGCTTCGTCCAGGAATTGGCGGACTGGCACCAACCGACCGACATGCAGCCTAAGCCGCGTGCCGTGTCCGTAGTCATGCTGCTCGCACTCGCGCATGAAGCGCGCGCGGGAGCAGACGCCACCGACGCGGAAGGTGCCGTCAACTGGATGTCGGCGGTCCCCCAGCATCTGAACCAGGACAGCCGCGTCAGCTTTGAATGCCGCCGCATCGTCAAAGATCAGATCGGTGAGCGTTGATGTCTTGGCGTCCCAGGTCAGACCGAACGCCGTAAAGTCGGCGCCGCTGTCTCCAGCGTGACCGATCTCCCAGTTCAAGACATCGTAGTCCAGCCCGAACGCGGTTACTGCCGCCATCTCTCCCAGCCTTCCCATTAGGTCCACAGCCTCAGAGCTGCTATGTCTGTCATACCACTTATCTTTGACCAAGTGTTCCACCTTAAATGCCTGCTTCGCAGCAGTCCAGTCCAAGGCTCTCTTCAAAGAAGCTGGCGTCAAAGTCACTTCAGTCCAGTTCATTTCAATCCTCGCTTCAGGATATTTGCAATAGTTTCTGGCTTATTAAAAGAATTAAGTCTCATGTCTCTTGTATCTTGTCTCTTGTCTCCTGTCTCTAGTCTCGCGCCGTTATTCCGCGTGACATCTGCCGTGACATGTCCGTTATCAAAACGCACTGTATCCGTGACAGACCTCTCCCGATGGCGCTGCTGTCGGAGGGCTGCGGTCGGATCAATCTGGAACTTCGCCCA